AGTATATTTGCAAACATAAGTGGTGACGCAACCGTAGCTGGTGGTGGTGCATTAACAATTGCAGCAGACTCAGTTGCTAATAGTATGTTAGAAAACATGACTCGTGGTACCGTAAAGGTTGGTGGTGGTTCAAATGCCCCAACTGATTTAGATGCAAAAACAGATGGACAAATTTTAATTGGTGATGGAACAGATATCAATTCAGTAGCAGTTAGTGGTGATATAACAATAGATAACGCAGGTGCTACAACAATCGGAGCTGACAAAGTTCATGGAACTATGTTAAATGACGATGTTGCTGATGATTCAACAATTGAAATATCAAGTAATAACCTTTCAGTATTGAAAGTTCCAAATTCAATTACGGTAGATAATACTACTATTAAATTGGATAGTGGAACTACATATGATGGTGGAGGAGCAAAAACAATTTCCGCAAAAGTCGCAGCTATCTCAGATGGTGGAAGTGCACTTGCAACCGCAGACCAAATCCATACATTCTATACTGCAGGTGGTAGTAATTTAGCAACTGCATTAAATACAGATTTAGGTGGTAACTTTACAATAGGTAATCAATCAAGTGATACTGCTACATTTAGTGGTGGTGTTATCGTTGAGGGTAACCTAACTATCCAAGGAACACAAACTTCACAGAATGTAACAAACTTATTAGTTGAGGATAAATTCATCCTACTAAATAGTGGTTCTGCAAGTGGTGATGGTGGTATCGTAGTTCAGACTCATAGTGGATATAGTGGTAGTGCATTATTCTATGACGATAGTGCATCTCGTTGGGGATTAACAAAAGCTGATGATACTGCACAAAGTGCAACAAGTGCAACACCAAGACAATACATTGTTTCGGTAAGTGGTTCAACCGCAGCACCAGCACATGGAAGTAATCCACAAGATTTTGGTGGAGCAGCAGGTAATAGAATAGGTATGATGCATATAGAGACAGATACTGGAGATATCTATATTTGGTCATAAAAACAATAAAGGTTTATAATGGGAATAGTTAAAAATCAAAAGACGGGAGTAAAACAAGATACTCTCGTCTTTTCACAGAAAGAAATTGAATTTCTTTTATTCTTGATTCAAGAAGGAATGATACCTGGTAAGAGATTATCAGAGGCAGTCCAAGTAGTTGAAAAACTACAACGAGAGTATAGTAAAGTAATTAATCAATAACTTATTGGCCTTGGTGTGGCAATCAAGGAAGTGGGCTCAAAGAGTTACCAACCATAAGGAGATAAAATAGATGCCAAGTTGGAAAAAAGTCGTAACATCGGGCAGTAATGCCGTATTAAATGATATCACTTTAAGTGGTAATATATCTGGAGTAAGTGCATCTTTCAGTTATGTAACTGCCAGTAAAGTTGAAGTTGACGCATCTACTCTAACCATTGGTGGAACAGCACTTACTAAAACAGATGCAGACAATGTAAAAAATGTATCTAATACAAATAGTGGTGATGTTACATTATCAGGAACACCTGATTATATCACAATAAGTAATCAAGTTATTACAAGAAACCAAATTGATTTAGCAAATGATGTTACAGGAACATTACCTGTAGGAAATGGTGGTACTGGTGTAACTTCCATGACAAATCTAAAAAATGCATTAGATGATGAGACATGGACTTTTGCAAACAAACTTACTTCGGATGGTGGTATAGATATTGATAATATCAATATAGATGGAACCACAATCGCATTATCATCAGGTGATTTAACACTTGATTCTGCAGGAGATATTATATTAGATGCCGATGGTACTGATATTCTCTTAAAAGATGGTGGTACTGAATTTGGTAGTTTTAAAAGAGCATCTTCAGATTTTGTTATAAAGTCTGCAACAAACAATAAAGATATATTATTCAAAGGTGTTGACGCATCATCAACCATAACTGCATTACAATTAGATATGTCAGAAAGTGGTGATGCATATTTCAACAATGATATAAGTGGTTCCACAATTAGAGCAAGTGGTGATGTTATTGCATTTAATTCATCTGATAAAAGATATAAAGACAATATACAACCAATATCAGAACCATTATGGAAGTTAAGTAAAATAGGTGGTTATGAATTTGATTGGAATGATAAACAAGATGTTTATGAAGGACATGATGTTGGAGTTATTGCACAAGAAGTTCACAAAGTTTTACCTGAAGTAGTAGGTGAAAAGAGTGATGGTTATTTAGGTGTTAAATATGAAAAGATTGTACCACTTTTAATAGAAAGTGTCAAAGAATTAACCAAAAAAACCAAAAAATTAGAACGAGAATTAAAAAAATTAAAGCGAAAATAACCATTTTGGGATTTCAAATTAATACTTATATATAAACTTAAAAGGAGTTATAATAATGGCGAAAGAAATTAAATTTACTGAAGAAGAATTAAAATCTTTGAGAGACTTAAGAGACAATTATGCTACTACTCAACTATCTTTAGGTCAGTTAGAAGTTCAGAGAATGTTGTTAGACCAACAATCAGAACAACTTGCGAACCAAAAGTTAGAGTTAGAGGCACAATACATAGAAATTCAAAAAACAGAATCTTCCTTAGTAAATTCGTTAAATGAAAAATATGGGCCAGGTAACCTTGACCCAGAAACAGGTGTTTTTACACCAACCGAAAATAAATAAGATTACTTAATCGTAATCACAAGGGAGAAAACAAATGGCAGAAAGAATCGTTAGTCCTGGTGTATTTACACGAGAAAAAGATTTATCTTTCTTACCACAAGGGATTTCTGAAATAGGTGGAGCATTTATCGGGCCAACATCAAGAGGGCCTGCTTTTGTACCAACTACGGTAAGTAATTTCCAAGAGTTTGAAGATATGTTTGGTGGACTAAACAAATCTTACTACACACCTTATGCAGTTAGAGAATATCTAAAATCTGCAGGTTCTGTTACTATTGTTCGTGTTCTTGGATTAGGTGGATATGAAAATGACTATGTGGCAATTACAATTAGTGGCTCAGTCGCTAATAGTAATTATGTTGCAGCAGTATTGAAACCATCAAGAGGTGCTTCAGACCCAGACTCATATGATATTAAAGGGCCTACAAGTGCATCAATTACAGGATATTGGGACGATGCAACACTTACATTGAAAGGGACTGCAATCAAATTTAATTTTGATACAGGTTCAGCTCAGTATATTGAGAATGTGTTCAGTTCAGACCCACAGAGTTCAGGAACTGCAGTCGCAAACAAAGTTTACTTATCAAGTAACTTTAAACATGCACAATCAAGTAATGGATTCCACTTAACAACAGGTGAAAATGGAAATGGGCATGCAGCCCCAATAGCTGTTGCTAGTGGAAGTGATGACTTTACACATGATTACAAAGTTGCGACATCACCTTCCATACAATCACAATTAATCAATGGTTCAAGAACAGACTTATTTAAAGTTAACACTCGTTCACATGGTTCAAATGTTAATCATCTTTACAAAATTGGTATATCCGATGTTAAAGAACCTGCAGATGTTGCAGGTAGTGATTATGGTTCATTTACCCTAAGTGTTCAAGTGAACAATCCAGGTGAAAGTGATGATGGAACAATCTTAGAAAGTTTCCAAAATCTAAATTTTGATGAGGATTCAGTAAATTACCTACCAAGAGCAATCGGTGATAGATATGTAACAATAGATACAAATGGAAAATTAACCTACAATGGTGATTATCCAAATAAATCAAAATACATCTATATTTCTGATTTTGGAAATCTTGAAGGTATTTCAAAAGGATTAGTTCCTATGGGATTTGGTAAGTTGAGTACACCAGTTAAACATGGTGACAATACTTATGCATCTGGTTCAACTTTAGTACCAAATGTACAATTCAAGACATCTCAGTTAAATGATAGACTTGAGTTCAACTCAAATGTGTATGTAGGGTTTGATTTCGTTAATGAAGATAGTAAACAATATCTTGCACCATTACCTGCTGCATCGTCAGTTGGTACTAATGTAACTTGGTCGTTAGAAGACTATAATGGTCATACAGACGCATCAACATTAGGTGGTACTTATTCAGATGGTTCTGAAAAAGTAACATTAGCATTGTCACACTACAAACAAAGAAAATTCGTCCTACCAGTTCAAGGTGGATTTGATGGATTCAATCCAGCAAAAGCCAAGAATGTAGGAAATGACATTTCATCAACAAACACACAAGGATTTGATTTAAGTACAGGAACCGCGAGTGGTTCAATTGCTTATAAGAGAGCATTAAATGCAATCTCAAATCCAGATGAGTTTGATATCAACATGATAGTGACACCTGGTGTTATTCATGAATATCATCCATCAATAACCAACAAAGCTATAGATGTTGCAGAAGCGAGAGCAGATGCATTCTATGTTATGGATGGTTCAAGATGGGGTCGTTCAGTAGATAACGCTATCCAAGATATTAAGGCATTAGATACTAACTATGCAGCAACTTATTATCCATGGGTCAAAATCCAAGATATCAACACTAACAAACCAACATGGGTTCCACCATCAGTTGTATTACCAGCGGTAATTGCAAATACTGATAGAGTTTCTCATGAATGGTTTGCACCAGCAGGTCTAAATCGTGGTGGTTTAGGTCAGTTTGGGGTATTAGAAGCAAAAACAAGATTGACTCATTCAGAGAGGGATGACCTTTATGAAAACAGAATCAATCCAATCGCTTCATTCCCTGCACAAGGTGTAGTTGTGTTTGGACAGAAAACACTTCAAGGAAAACCAAGTGCTCTTGACAGAATCAATGTAAGAAGACTATTAATTAGACTTCGTAAGTTCATTGCTTCTTCTTCAAGATACTTAGTCTTTGAACAGAACACTGCAACTACAAGAAATCGTTTCTTGGGTATTGTGAATCCGTTCTTAGAACAAGTTCAAGCAAATAGTGGTTTAACTGCATTTAGAGTAGTAATGGATGAATCAAACAACACACCAGATGTTGTTGATAGAAATCAGTTAGTAGGTCAGATATTTATCCAACCTACAAGAACTGCTGAGTTCATTGTACTTGACTTCGTAGTACAACCAACAGGAGCAACATTTCCTGAGTAAGTTTAACTTATAAAGTGACTTATAATAAAAAACCCCAGTCTTACGATTGGGGTTTTTTGTTTCTGTTAGGTTCTTACGATTACGATATTAACACCTAACTATTTACTGAATTAAAACATTTACATCACTTCCTTTCACTTTCTTTATTTATACAGGATCGCTTGGTTCTTAATATGATTTAAAAATTCAACATCTTGTCTATCTTTATAATGATAATATATGTCCATTTGATAATGGAACAAAAATAATCTCAATTTTTTGATTTGTTTTTCAAGAATGATTAGAAAAGGAACAATTCCTTTCCCAATCACATATCTACCTAATATTCTTCTAATTATCATACTATAATATAACCATTTCTATCATTAGTGTCAAGCTTTTTTTTAATAAATTCTTTGAATAATTTCTTCTACTTGTTCATCAGTAAAACCAATAACACTATAACAACCCAAGAAGTCATAAACCGTGAAGAACTCGGTATCATCTAATCTATCTTCATAACCTTGTTTATTACCACTTTCATTAAAAGCCAATGTTTCTCTTTTATTTTCATAAAGATTAACTATAGCAGTTTCTTGTTGTTGAGTAAACATCTCAATGTTTTCTTCTATTTGTTCCTTAGTGAAACCTTCAGTAAAATTTGGTATCGTTAAATTTTCAATCATAATCATATTCCTTTCATTTCTATCTTTAATCACATATTAATATACCAATAATACACACCAATGTCAAGCTTTTTTCTTAAAAAACTTCAAAAAAACTTCTAAGATTATAATATTATAGTAATACACTTTTTTCAACTTTCTTATATTTATTAATGTAATAAGTAAAACTGGCCTAATAGGAGAAAGAAAATGGCAGAACTAATTGACCCAAATGAAATTTTTTATACCCCGTTTGAACCTAAAACAAAAAATAGGTTCATCATGTATATTGATGGAATACCAGCATATCTTGTAAAGACAGCTAACAGACCAACAATAACTTTTGAAGAAATCGTATTAGAACATATCAATGTTAAAAGATATGTAAAAGGTAAAGGTGCATGGGAGACTTTAGAAATAACTCTCTATGACCCAATCGTTCCAAGTGGTGCACAAGCAGTAATGGAATGGGTAAGACTACATCATGAATCTGTAACAGGTCGTGATGGATATTCTGATTTCTACAAAAAAGATATTACCTTCAATCTATTAGGGCCAGTAGGTGACAAAGTTGAAGAGTGGACATTGAAAGGTGCAATGATTCAATCTGCTAACTTTAATGATTTAGATTTCGCAAATGGAACAGATGTTGCAGATATCAGTCTTACATTAAGATACGATTACGCAATATTACAATTCTAAT